CCCTACAGCGCTCATGCTTTCGCCTTGAGTGGGCCGCCGTTCTCTCTCGGTAGTCAGGCTCTCTCACCTGGTATCCCGCGATGCGGTGCGGGCTGCCCGTTGTCCGTCTTATGGGTCGGACTCCCTTTGCTGCCACAGCTACGGACCCAATCGGCCGCAGTGCTTACTCATCACCATTAAACACGACGTTTAACTGCAAGTCAAACACCATGTTTACTTTTTTTTGCTGGGCGAAAAAAAACCGCCCGAAGGCGGTTTCTTCATGGCTACGAGGGCCAAATCGAACAAGAAGGCGGCTCGAATCTCTGGAGATAGTTCAAGGTAAAACGCCGTGAAGCGTTCGCGCTCGTTGTCCGATTGCGCGGCCGTTCTAACGTCTTGGGAGGACGTCATCGATCCATCCCCGGACTTTACCCATACCGGCGAACACCCGAACGCCGATTCCGCCGCGATTAGTCCAGGCGTAGATACGCCCCGTTTCTCCCAGTTCTTGACCGTTTGCGGGGAGGCGTTGAGCGCACGCGCCACCGCTGATTGTCCGCTCACGCCACGCAGAGTTTTTGCTGCCAGATAGAGGCGTTCCATTGATTCGTGCATGTCATCGATTTTCCAACTATGACAGGCAATTGTGTTAAACGGAGCGTTTGACTGTAGGTTAAACATGGTGTTTAATCTTGGGACAAGATGCCTGCGAGCGGGAATGAAAACAGACAGCGAACTAATCCATGATCTTGGCGGACCTGCCCGAGTGGCAGAACTGCTCGGGTTCGACAAGGCGATTGGGACTCAGCGCGTCCATAACTGGATCACGCGCGGCATTCCTGCGCAGGTGAAGTTGGACTACCCGCACATATTTCTCAGCAACCAGTTGAAGGACGCGAGTCATGCCGCCTGACATGCTTTCCTCTGCTCCCTTGCATGGACCTTCCCCCGACCTTCGGGTCGGGGATTTTTTTGAGGGATTTTATGGCGGACACGCACGAATCCAGGCGGGCGACGAACACAGTGGAAGTGCGCTTCGAGGTCTCTCCCGAGGCGCTGGCCGTTTTGGACGCCTACAACCACGCGACCAGCACTAGCAGGACAAGCGTCATGATTCAACTCCTTGAAGAGTGGTCGGCGAATAAATTGCATGAGGCCACAGTAATTCTCCGTGTGGCTGGCCGCAATCCGAACCAATCGGATACGGACAGGAGTTAGTCCCGTGAAGCCCAATAAATCCCACGGCTATACCCAGGATGAATTGGACCGCATGTGTCTCGGGAAACATCGGCTCGCGGACGAACTCACCGCCCGCGCCTCGGCTCTGCGGTGCCTGGAACATCCGGAAACCAAGACCCGCACACTGTACGTCTATCACTGTCCAGCCTGCCGGGGATGGCATCTGACGAAATCCTGGCAGCGGGACAGCGCGCCCGTGAGGCTGGTATCAGAGCCTGTAGGTAAGGCCGCGTAATGGATGAGACGCCAATCACGAACGGCGCGGATCGCTGTTTTGTCCCCATGCTCCTCGGAACCATCGTAATTCCGGATGCACCGCGCGGCTCTGCGGTCATTGCACATTGGATGGAGCCGAAAGCCAGTGCTGGCAATGAAAACTACAACTCGGTCATGCGCGCCGAAAACGTTCGCAAGGTGCTCAAATCGATAGAGGCCGGAACCGGCGGTTACGGTACCATCAGCGAGGACACCAATCTCTCTATCAAGACTGTGCAAAGCATTTGTTTGGACCTGATGGATGCAGGCAAGATTTGTCGTGTCAAGCGCGAACTGAGGCTGAGATGAAAACTAGCGCGATCCAACTTTGGGCGTTGGCCTCTCGGCAAGCCGATAACATCAAAAAGCTCAAATCTCAGGCGGCAAAATCGAGGCAGATTGCGCTACTTTGCAGAACGCTTGTTCGGGCAATGAAGGTGGGCAAGTGATGGCAAGAATCAGAACAATAAAGCCGGAATTTTTCACTTCAGAAGACATTGTTGAGCTCGATCCGCTTGCCAGATTGCTCTATATCGCGCTCTGGTGTGAGGCTGACAAGGAAGGGAGGCTTATTTGGAAGCCGAAGACCTTCAAGATGCGATACTTGCCCGCTGATTCATGCGACATTGACGCGTTATGTGACGCGTTGCTCACGCGTCAGCTTGTGGTGTTGTACGGCGACGGATTGGCCGTCATTCCTACGTTTCGCGAGCATCAGCACATCAATCCAAGGGAGTCAGAAAGCAAACTTCCAGAACCGACAGAGGAGAGTATTCACCGTGTTAATTGCGACGCGTTGCTCACGCGTCAGCACGCGCGCAATTCAAGAATTGACCCACAGGTAGGAAGGGAAGGGAAGGGAAAGGAAAGGAAGACGCGTGAAAAACCACGCGTGACATCTCTCCCTGAAAACTTCTCGATTTCTTCAGCGGTCAAGACATGGGCTGAGAAAAATGGATATCGTCATCTCGGAAAACACCTGGAACATTTTTGCAACACCGCCTTAGCCAAGGGATACGCCTACGCCGACTGGGATGCAGCGTTCCGGAACGCGATCAAGGACAACTGGGCCAAGATCGACAATTCGTCGCCAGACGTTTCTGCAGACCCTCGCGGAGAGCCTTATACCTACGTTCTTGACCTGAAGAAAGAACCGCTGCCGGAAGGATGGCTACGCCCTCCCAATGGCGAATCGAGGTACATCCCTGGCATGGGGTGGCTACTGTGAAGCCGGCCACTGCGGAATGGCTGGAGCGGATGCGGCTCAAGGGCAAGAAGCCGCCGATGGTGTTCGTTGTAGTCGATCCGGATTCGCCGTCCGACTGGTTCGCATGGCGCGAGACCTGGGCGCTCCCGACGCTGGGGGTGACGTCGGACGTTTCGGTTGACCGACTCGATCTGCGCGTGCTGGTAGGACTCAACGTGATTGTCATCACAGACCGTTATTCCCCCTGGGTTGCCGGGCTGTACGAGGCGTTGAAATCGATTCCGGTGGCCTACTTGGCGCTCTGCGTTCGCGATTGGGCGACTGAAGACGGGGACGCAGGAATCCATTGGACTGCCAAGGCAGGGGATGTCGCTCTGATGGATCCATGCCAATGAGCAACATTCTGCTCCCTGACGACATCGACTTCGCGGCGTACCTGCATGCGACAGACGCCAATCACAAGGTCGTCTCCGGGCACTCATTCGCGGCAGACGTTGAAAGGCTGATCGAGTGCCCAGATAGGATAACCGGGGACTGTATGCCGTGGAAATCGACCTACCCGCGATTCCGGTTCCGCCAGTCCGAGGTTACGGTCTGGACGGGCTACAACGGCCACGGAAAAAGCTACGCGCTGGGGATGGTCTGCGCGTCGCTGGTGAGCCAACGTTCCAAGGTCTGCATTGCGAGTTTCGAAATGCCGGCGAGGCGGACGCTTTATCGCTTGATTCGCCAAGCCGCTGGGCGCGATACGCTGGACGCGGAATTCGCCCGAGGGTACTTGGCGAACGTCAAAGAGCATCTTTGGCTTTACGACCACCTGGGGCAGACGACGCCCGAGAAGCTGCTTGCGGTGATCCGCTACTGCAGCGACAAGAAGGGCATCAAGCATTTTGTCATCGACTCTCTGCTGACCTGCGGGCTTCCAGAGGACGGAAACGGGGCATTGACGGCGCAGAAGCAGTTCATCGGTGACTTGTGCGTCATTGCTCGCGATACCGGGATTCATATCCATCTGGTTGCCCATGCCAGGAAGGGGGCCACCGATGAGGACGAGGGAAAAGCCCCCGGTAAATTCAACGTGCGCGGCTCATCTGCGATCACCGATCAGGCGGACAACGTCATCAGCGTTTGGCGCAACGTCCGTAAGGAACGTGCGTTCGATCCGAACGGAAGTCTGGGAGGCAAGCCGATGAGTTCCGACGAGAAAGTTTCGCTCTCGATGCAGGCTGACGCGATGTTGGCGATTGCCAAACAGCGTAACGGGGAGTGGGAAGGGAAGATCGGCTTGTGGCTTGACCGTGAGAGCTGGCAGTTCGTCG